TTAAACAATTTAAGCTAATTGGATTAAAAACTTCGTAATTTGCAATATTTGGCAGGCTAATTGCTAATTGAGAGAATATATTTGTTGCCTCAATTTTCATTTGAACTAATGTATCGTAAAGCCCTTTATCTATATTGCCTATTGAGTTAAATCCACTTTCTAAATCATCAATAACTTGGTTTAACTCTTGTAAATTTGTGTATTCAATGTTAGCTGAAGCATCGTAAGCGGTAGCCAAAACGGCAACATTTACAAAGTTATTTATTTGGTCTTGGTTAGTTTTTATATCTAATTGAATTTGGGACTTACCGATAATTACTTGGTCTTTCTCGTTAAATCCAAAGAGTTTTTTTGTTGTGTCAAATAAATCTTTTGAATTATTAAAAGCTACTCCCATATTATCAAATGCCGTTCTAAGATTTGAAGCAAGAATTGATGGAGCTTGAACTAATTTATTTGCACTTGCAACAATCTGATTTAATGAGGTTGCAAAATCAGCAAAGCTATCACCAGCTCCTTGAATTTGCTTTGCAACATTATTAATTTTATTTGCTGTTCTTTTTAAAGTTTTTACTCCCGAATCAAACTTTGCCTTTGCATTCTTTACGCTTTTAAAACCCGCATCAAAAGCCTTTTCATTATCGCCAAGAATTTTAGATTTTAAATTTGCTAAAAACCCCTTGTTGCCATTTGTTGCTGTTGGTAAAATATTTAAAGAAGCTATTTCAAACTCAATTGAAAATTTTGTTATTCCTAGCTCTTTTATACTTGAATTAAAAGAATAACCAACGCAAACAACTTGTAATTCATCAAATTCTGGGTGTATTAATGTTCCAATACCGCTTTCATCTAAAGCCTCGATTAGACCATCTCTATCAGCATAACTTACATTATCATCAGTAAATACATTAAGAGTAAACTTTTTTTCTAAGCCTCCGTTATCCTCAACATATCTTTCTTTCTTGTTTGGATATTCATGAGTTATTGTTTTTCTTCCACCCGTTCCACTTGAATCTTGGTAAAAGAAATAAGCATCTCTAAATTGCCCTTCTGGTAAATTTGCCGTGTTAAATATTGTCATTAATACCCCGCAAAAACTGAATTAACGCCGACTGGCAAGAAATTATTAGGTCTTGGAGTAAAGCCAGCATTAGAACCCTTTGGCAATCCTTTAATATTAACATCTAATTGACCACCAGCGGTTAAACTTTGTGATTTATTAATTTGTGATGGCTGGTTAATATCAGGCGAAACAAAATTTGCCATTTGCTCAAGTCCTAAAAAGTTTAAAACAACCGCTGAATCGGTTCTAAATTTATTAATTAAATCCATCACCATTTTTATTTTATCGGCAACATAATCAAAAGCACCAGCAAATTTATCTTTTAAAAAATCATAAACAATTATTAATTCATCTTTAAGGCTATATAAGCCAATTGCCATTCTAGCGAATAGGGATAAAGTAAAGCCTAATGGCGTAAATAAAAAAGCAAGCCCACCAGCAAGCAATCCAAAGCCACTTACAACTAATCCTAATACCGCAAGTAAAGAACCTATTGTTAAAATAATTGGAGCTAATGCAATTCCAATTAATATAGCATAAGTTATAAATTTTTTTGCTTCTGGTGAAAGTGATTTAAATTTTTCGGTTAATTTAGTAGCAAAATCAGATAGCTTAGTTATTTGTTCAGATGCACCAATAACTTTTGCCATTTCTGACCCAAGTTCTGCAAAAGCTATATTAACATTATCAATTAAACTTGAAGCCAATCCCGATAATGTAGTTGACATTATTTCTGCACCATTTTCAAATAAACCACCAGCTTTTGTGGCTTTCTCCATTGCTTTTGCCACAACATCAAAACTTAAAGCACCATCTTCTTTCATCTGCATAATTTGTGCAGTAGTTTTTCCAGTATAATCTTTTAAAATTTTCATTAATGGAACGCTATTATTAACAAACTGATTAAAATCTTGTCCCAATAATTTGCTTGTTGCGGAAGTTTGAGAAAGAGCTAGAGCCATTCAACTCATTTCACCGCCTGAAATTGCCGCTATATCACCAAGAATTTTTATGGTTTTCATTGCCTCTTCAAAACCCATGCCACCTGTTGACATCATCATATTTAAAGACTTACTAATATCTTGTATTTGAAATGGGGTTTTAGCGGCATATTTAGTAACTTCTGCAAATGCTTTTCCGCCCATTTCTACGCTTCCAGTTAAAACATTCATTCTTATTCTTAGCATCTCAAATTCAGCAGCCGATTTAAATGCCTTAACTCCAATTAATCCCATTGCTACAGAAAAAGGAGCTAAAGTCGAACCAACATTTTTAACTGATTGAGAAGTTTGTTTTAATGAATCACCAATTTTATTAAAAGAATTGGACATTGACTGAGCAGTTTGTGCAACTTTGTTATTTACTTGCTGTAGGTTTGATTGTATCTTCTTTAATTGAGGGCTTATATTGTCAACTAAATCGTATATGTAAGATATTTTAAACATTTTTTTCTAGTTGTTTATTAATTTTTTCTGCCTCTTTTTGTAATCTTAAAAGTTTTGGTATTGGTTGCGACTCTAGCCAATCCATACTTGCTGACCCTTTATAGAAATATGCAAGGTTGCAAATAATTGTTTCTAGTTTAGAGTCTTCATCCAAGAAACAATAAAAAAAACCTCTAAATATTTAGCCAATAGCTCCTCAAAATCTGATTCATTAATCTTTTGGATTTCGCTAAGAATTAAAGGTTGTTTTGTGTCTTCATCTTTAAAAGCTATATTAATTAAAAGGCTTTCAAAATGTTTAAAATATGCAACAATATCAAAATCTTTAGAAGCAAATAAAATAGCCTTAATTGCTTTTGAATCAAGCTTGCCATCACCTATTTGTTCTTGAGCGTCTTGCTTTTGAATAGTTGCGGTCATAGCAAAGATTGCTTCGATAAACTTTTTCTTTAATACGAGAGTTTTATCTTTCTCTTTATAAGTTGGAGCTTTTAAATAAATTTTATCTAAATCATTAAAAACATTCTTGCCATCTACATTGGCTTGAACTTTTAACGGAGTTTGTAAATCAAAAATAATATTGTCCATAAAACTAAATTGCTGGGTCGCCTAAAAATACATAGTCAACAGTTGATAAATCTTCACGCTCTGGAAGCATTTCTAATAAACAACCTGAAAAGTTTTGGTCTCTAAAAGAAATGGTATTATTGTCTCCATTGTTAAAGAAGGCGTCAAACTGAGCATTGCTTTCTGGCGTAACTCTTACTTTAACCGTGATTTTACTTACATTAGTTGTAATATCGGTAGTAATTATTTTGCCACCATTAATTTGTGGGTTTACGATACGCTTTTTTGAACCCGCCTCAATTTTAACCGCTCCCTCGTAAGAGATAACAGTTCCATTAATTGATAAATTGCCGTAATCTAGAATTGCCATAATTATTCAAAGGTTGGAGTGAAATTAACAATAAGTTGTCTAACTTGTGTAACAATGTTTGCGATTGATTCTGCTGATATTTTTCCATCAACTAAAGTAATCACAATTGAATCTTCTAAAGCTTTTTTAAAGGCGTTAGCTTCTTCGCTACCAGCTCTTAATAACACATAATTATTATTGCCAGTTTTATAACCTGATAAAGCTCCATAATAGCCCATCATTCTTGCAATAAAGCCTTCACGATTGACCATTGGTCTACCAGCGATTAATTGTCCAGTTGTTAAAATATGTTGTGAGAAATCAGCTTTTAGATTTTGGAAAACATAATCACGAACAATAGTCAATGTGTCGACATAATTTACATATTTAAAAGTTTTGTCAATTTGTCCTAAAGCATCTGTTTTGTAAGTGGTAACCGCTTCATTAGAAATAATTGTTGTGTTAGAAGGATTATTTCTTAATAACCAAATTCCGCTACTTTCTAATTCAGTGCATTCTGTATCTGAAAAATCATGACCAGTTTCGATGATCGGAAGCAAATTAAATGGAGTATTGTGATAAGGTATTCCACCAAAAAAACTACCGCCAATTGATTGACCGTTAGTTGTAATTGATGATACATTTGCACCTTCTGTTAATCTTAATTCTCTCAAGCAAGCTATATAAGAAGCTATAACAATTGGACTTTCAAAAATAGCTCCACCCTTATGAGTTGAGGTTGCTATTAATGGTATCCCTGCGTAAGCAAGTGTTTTTTGATTTAAAGCGTCACCAGCTGTATTAGTATTTGCATAAGTATCAGCTTTAGAAACAATACCAACGCCATCAATAATTTTATTATCAACATTAAATCTTGCTTCTGTAAATGCAGTTAGTGTTGAAGTTCCCCACTCAGCTGGGTAAACAATAGATGTATATCTTTTATCGGCAACTGGGTCAAATAAAGATGTTAAAACTGGGTTTGTTGCTCCACTTGCCATTGCTGTAAGTGTAGTAGAAATTCCAGCAACTGAGCCAACTATTTTAATTCCGATTGTGTTACCTTGCGTTCCATCATTTAAAGCGCTTAAAGCAACTGAGCCAGTTGTATTTACGGCTGATACTGGAGAATAAGTATTGGCGGTAATTAAAGCTGTTAAATTTGTTCCAATTGCAGTTGCGGTATCACCGACGGCAACAGCTAATTCATATTTGCCATTTCTAATTGAGTCAATGTAAACTGTTAAAATTCCTGATTCGGTAGCTGTTCCGCTGAAAGCGATTGTTCCTGTGGCGACAACGCCTGAAGCGTTATCAGTTAAGCCTATTGCACTAATTTTAGGTTTAATTTTAGAAACTGAAAGAGCGTCAATCATGGCTCTACCAGCTTTTGCAATTTGTGATTTAGCTCCAAAGAAATCATTAAATTCTTTTTTAGAAACAATGCCTTCTTTTAATTGACCGCTTGAAGCGGTTCCACTAATCATACAACCGACTAACAGAATTGAACGCTCGCCTGCATTTTTAGCAGTTAGAGCTGAATTAATGTTTGAAGTAATATTTGGAAATGATGCACCCATTATTTATTTACCTTTTTTTGAGTTGATACAATTTCAACGCAATTATCAATTGCTGAATCTTTTAATCTATTACGCCAAAAATTTGAAGCTGGCTCTCCGTCTATTTCATCAATTTCAATAATTGAATCTTTAAAAACTTTGCCATTTGGCGTTTTAATATCTTGATTTATTTTTAATTTCATAAAATAAAATTTAATTTAATGTTGTAATGATGTTAAAAATCCAATTTAAATCAACGGGAAAAACCATGATTACTTTCTGATTAATTTCTAGTGTTAACATAAAATTCGAGATTATTACCGCTAAATGTTCCATCAATTATTTTTAATGGGGTTCCATTGTTAAAATCAGCCGTATCAAAGGTTTGTATAATACTTGGAACGGCAAAATCAAATCTATGGGTATATCTTGCCTCAATGTAATCATCTGCATCATCACCAATAAATTGACATGG